ACGTTCAATTTGATCACTGCCTAGTTTGTTTTTTAATACCATATCTGGATCGTGCACGATATCAGCTAATGCTTGGATTGCTGGTGCTACAAGCTCAAGGTCTTTGATTCTGGTTTCAAGTTCAGTAAGGCGCTGGTCCTTTTGCGCCGTCGTCTCACGGTACTGCTGCTCCAAAGCTTGCCTTGCTTCGGTATATTTGCCGGCGGATTCAAGTTCGGTTTGCTGGGCTTGGCGCTTAAATTCGAGCAGTTCGTCAATGTCCACACCATCAGGCAACTTTGGTGCCTTTTTTGCGGCACGTAATTCAGCAATCAATTCTTGGTTTTTGCGTTCAAGTGCTTCAATGCTTTTTTGTGTTTCATCTGCTGGTGCTTGGATTTCTTCAGACATTGATATTTTGCGTTTGCCGTTATATCTTACCTACTTTTTTTAGGCTTAGGTTTCTTAGCGGTTTTTGCAGCAGCTTTGAAATCACTTGCGCTAGGGCGATCAGGATCTTTTGCACCTGACATGCGCTCCTTGCTGCCGGCTTTAATGCGTTCCTGTTTAGCGTTGATGTTGGCGTAAATACCAGGCTTAGCTTTTTTGGGCACCGTAACGCTTGCGAAGGTCATTTAATGATAGCTCTGACCCATCATCACGGACGAGCTTTGCCATTGCATCGCGTGCACCGTGCTTTTCTGCTAATTTGTTAAAATAAACTACTTTATCTTTACCTAAAACATCTTCCTGCACTGAACGTGGCTGATCTTTAAGCCATTGCCCGTAGCTTGTATTAACTGGTACTGGCCCATCTTTACTGGCGCGTGTCGCAACTGTTGATGGTGGCAATATATCTGAGTCGATGATTGGTACTGTCGTTGATCTACAGTTAAAATGCTGTGGCGGCATCGGTCCTTTGCCATACTCAAACTCACGGCCATCTAATGCGCGGCATCTTGCACTGGTTCTAGTATCAAGCGTTGCGATGTATCGATATTTTTTAGTAATGTCTTGGTTCGCTTCATATACCTGTTGGCTCGCAGCATTAGCAACCTGATTAATGCTTGTACGTACAAGCGCCATGATCTGGTTATCAGCCATTGCGGTCAGCTCGCCCCCTGACGCAATAATGCTTTTAATGCCAGCAGCGCGGAGTTGCCTTGCTGTAGTTGCTGCTTCACCAAATATCAATCGCTGCTCGCCGCGCTGTAACCTGCCAATCAATCGCTTTGCAATATCAGGCGTGGTTTCACCTGTTAGCAAGCCATTACGTACTACTTGCCCAAACCGTTCAGCTTGATCAACGGCAATACCACGAAATGCTTTGCTTACTACCTCACCATTAGGCAGCGTGATTGTTGCACCTTGCGCAGCGGTAAGGCTGAACGTTTGCGGCGCACCTTGCACGGCTGCAAATAGGTCATCCGATAATGCAACAACATTAAGCTGTGTCGGGTCAGTTGTAACTACTGCTTGCGCAAATTGCGGGCTGATCTCAACGGTATTGACTGCGGTACGTGCGCCTGCCGGCAATGCCTTGCGTAGTTGCTCAGTAACAAAATCCGATTGCAGTTCTGCTAAACCTTGCAATTCAGTAGATAGTGCAGTAATACTACCGCCCGACCATGTATTAAGGCTGTCTTTAAGCTGTGCAAGTATCGCACGTAACCTTGCTGCTTTTACTGGTGCTGCTAGCTCATCTATTGTTCGTAGTTGATTTACCGCATCAATAATAATATCGTTATAAGTTGTAATTACTTGACGGCCTACACTATTGCTGTAGCGGTTTAAGTCAATCGCGTTACGAAATAGGGCTGCCGGTATCGTCATTCAGCCCTCCATTAGCAGTGGCGCTTAATTCTTCTTCAACATCAAAATCATCGCCCAAAACCTCGCCATCACTAAGCTGTTGCAATAGCGTTTCTTGCGTGATGGTGCCAGCGGTATAAAGCTGGAGTAATGACTGGATCTCCTGAGGTTCTAGCCTTGCGCCGATAAAATCACGATTTACCAGGCAACTACCAGCCGCTTCACTGGTGCCGAGATATTCAGCATGAAAACGTAAGCAATTGTCGATCATATCTTGCACGTTTTGGGCAACAACTTGCATTGTTGAATCACCCTGGCTGCGGTCAATGCGTTTTGCTTCTGCCGTTTCTGCGCTTAACTTTTGCCCTAATACTGCCGATAGTCCAAGTTCATTAATCTGCCCTGCAAGCTGCTCTAACCGCTTGAATTGGTACTCAAAACTGGCACCGCCTGGTTCTATAAATTCCGCCCTTCCATTTTCGGGAAAGGCTATAGCTTCTCCTGGGCCTGCTGATACCTCTTCTGCTGCTGATGGAAAACCAAAAAATGCCAACATCGGCACTGCTGAGATATGTAGCTGGTTGTCAAGGTCTGATTGTATTTGATAGGTTTTAAGGTTTAGCTCTGCGATATCTTCTAATGGTGGCCTTGATTCTAAATAACCAACGCGGTTGCTGTATGCAATGCTAAACGGTATCTCGCTAAGGCTTGTATTACCTTCTTCTACAATTTTAAACTCGCTGTTATCCTGCTTTTGATGTAGCTCATATGCACCTGGTGTTAAGACCCGAACTTGCTGCACTGCCTTCTCGCCGTAATCACCATCAGGCACAATCACCGATTCTAGTAAGCGCAGCATTGTGAGTTGCTGCTGTCCGTCTTTTGCTTCAGTACGCCAGCCTAAGATTTGCCGTGGTGTATAGGTGCACCAATAAGGCCTGCCGCCATCTGATGGGGCATCAACTAATGTTCCGATGTGGCCGTAACGCACCAACTTACGTGCAGTTTCATATGTCCAGACGTTGAGGTCATTTCCTTGCAGATCGACATCAAATAGCTGTTCCCGTATGTTGTCGCTTGTATCATTTAACCTAACGGGCTTACGTGTTAACATCCCTGCCAACATACGCTCTAAGCGTTGATAATACGGCGGAACTACGCTACGTGCTAGGCGATTATCATAAGACTCATCCTGTTCGCGTGGCTCTTGTGGCAAGTAACGGCGATGCCTGCGCCTCATGCCATAGGTGCCTTGCATTAGGTCTTCAATTAAAATCCAATGCGATTCCTGACTAGCCCAGGCAGTATTTGCATCTTGCACCTTTGTGACTTTGCGGTCAGCAGTAAGCCGGTCGTAGGCGTTAAAATTTGGAGTTGAATACACCGTGCTACGTCGTTTTATAAGTACAATCTAGCGTCCATTCCATTTGGCGCCTTTTCTAATATTATCGATCGCCCAAAGCGGTTGCATATTTGTGTAGTGAAAGCATTGGCTTTGCTGGTTAGGGTCTGACAGGTCAAAACTTGCGCATGGCCGAATATGGTCTATATGCCACCCGTATTTGCCATAGTTTTCCCATGTCATGCCGTCTGCAAATTGGGCTTCTAAGTGCTGGCGCAGTTCTGTAATGGTGCAGCCGATCAGCTCAATCATTGACTGCGTCTTGCAAGCGCTACTGCGCAAGACGGCGCAATAAATGCGAGTCCTGATGTTGCTGCTGAAGGCCCTGTTTGTTTTTAAGTCTCTTTGCTTTTGGGCGTGAAGGTTATAGACAACTTGCTTTTGCGCTCTAAACGCCGCATCAGTCCAATAGCGAATGCGAAACGCTTGGCTGTAAGCCTTTAATCGATCTTGATTGCGCTTGCGCCATTCATGGGTTGCTTGCCGTTTTGATTGACGGTGTTTCGCCGCAGTGCGCCTCTCATTGGCGCGAACTCGTTCGGGATCGCGCTGGCGCTCTTTTGACTTGCAATTGCGATCACATTCAAGACAGTTCCATTTGCGCGCGCCGCGAATAGAAACGTGGCCATTCCGACATGGATTGCCGGTGAAATAATGCGTTAGCCCTTGGGCAAGAGCTTGTTGCCGTGTAATGATGTCCATGTTGCCTGGTAATGCAGGTGGCCGGGTACAGGAGGCGGTAACCTCGCTGTACCAACATCTTAGCTCAGTAAACGCGGATACCTGTACCTTTGCCAGCGTTTCTGTGCAGCATCGAAAAGTCACGATGAAGCCAGTAGCCAAGGCAATCGGCAAGATGGTCAAAGCCTGATTGCTTGTCAGGTAGCTGGGTCTTTTCATCCCAACACTGCAACTCCAAGCATTGGATAAGCTTGTTGCAGCCTTGCCATACCTGCAAACGGTTCTGCCCTTTGCCATTTTCAAACAGTGCTTGCACGTTATTGACACGATCACGAATTGGCGGATTTGACTGCGGCGATTGGTTGCTGATGCGGTAGCTTTCAAGGATCTGTATGTCAGTGCGCGTTGCGTTGGTTGATCGATTGCCGCCTGATGCGTCGGGATAGCCATAGATCTTGTGGCCTGGGTATCGCCTGCGAATCTCTTGGGCAAGAGTGTCAGTGTCATGCGCTGCAATGACTTCATCGACTACAACGGCACGGTCACCAATACGAACACCTATGACCGCGTTAGTGTTACCAATATTAAAGTCGATGCCAACGCGCAGTTCTTCGTTTGAGATGTCAAGCGGTTGAGAGTACACATGCTTGCTTCGATCAAACCTGTCGTAAACGCAGCCAGTGGTGAGATTAACAAACTCACCTTCAAGGTAACTTTTAAGCAAAGCAGGATCATAGTTTGCTTGCATCCTTTCAATAAAGTCAGGCGGCAAGTACGGATTATCTTGCGTCCGCATCCTAATAAGCCGCCTATCGGTGCGGGCTTTTGCGTCATCACTTGCAAATGTGTGCCACAGGAATCGATACCCTTCCGGCGTCGAAGCAACCGCAAACTGCCTTGTATTACCAGCACGCAAGCGGCCAAGGATTTTAGGAAATGCACGACTCGCGATAGATGGCGCAACAGTATCAATCTCATCTGCTAATACCCAGGCAAGGTTTAAACCGATAATACGTGTCCAGTTCTCAAAGCTACGGCATAGGATTTTGGTGTTGCCTAATGGGAAATGCAGCACGTATTCCGGTAATGGGCTAGCGCGGA